CTATCCTAGGCGGTGCTTTATCTGGCGGCATGTTTGGTGGATAAAATTTAAAGGAATATATTATGGCATTTCAAGCAGGATCAAGAATACGCCCAGAACTGGGTAACGCGGACTACAGTGGCTTTGCAAGAGCCGCTGAGATACGGGCAAGCGCATTAGCTGACCTAGGCAAGCAGATTGGTGGAGCTATTACCAAATACTCAGTTAACAAACAAAAGAAGGAGGAACAGAAACTTAGATACGAATCTATTCTTCCTTATACTACGGATCGATTTGGAGCAACCGAAGGCGAGAAAATGGCACAAACCTTTTCAAGGGACCCAGCTACCGCTGCTTCAATATTACAGTTCGCTGAACTTGTTGAAGAAAAACCGTTTGAACCTACTTCAAGGCAGATTGATGGTATGACGTTTGTTGAAACGTCGGAAGGAAATTTCGTTCAACCGAGGGCCAAAACTGATCCTAAAACTGGTAGTATGAAAAATTACGATGCCTTAATAGGTCAAGGTGTACCACCCGCAGAGGCGCGTGAAATGGCATTTGGTGGCAAGGGCGGAACTAACATTACCGTTGGTGGTGAAGGCTCGCTTGGTGATACTATTATTAGGCAAACATTAGGTAACGACCAAGAGGAATTTTTAGAAAAAGTTCAACCTGCTCTTAATTCAATACCAAACCTACAATTCATGGAGAAAATGCTTAATGTTGTTGGTGAAGAAGGAGAAATTATTACTGGTCGTTTAGGGCCGCAGGAGCTATTTTTAAAATCAGTAGCTAAGGATCTTGGCTTCGGTGAATTTAAGGATGTGGATGCAACTCAAGCTTATCTAGCTACCGCTGGTAGGCAAGTTGGACAAGTTATTAGGCTTTTTGGTTCCGGAACAGGTCTATCGGACGCTGACCGTGAGTACGCTGAAAAAATTGCTGGCGGTTCTCAGAAAATGACTAAGGAGGCACTTCAAAAACTAGTAGCTATGGCTAAAAAGGGAATTAAAGGCCAAGTTAATTTATTTAATAATCAGATCCAGAGAACTTATACTCCGGACATTGTCGGTGACCCAACCAGCAAGTTTGCATTGGCTCGCCTAATAACTCCTACGGAGGGATTGTTTGATTATGATACATCAGTAAATGCTATTGATGTAACTGGAGAAAGCCTCGTGGAACCAACCGATATAGATAAGGCTGAAGCAGTGCTACGTGACCTCGGTCTATAACATATATGGCTACTAAAGAACAATTAGCCAGCGGAATTATAGAGCTTAAAAAACGTCGTGATGCAGCCGTACAGTCCGGTGATCAATCATCGGTTGCTACGCTGGATGCACAGATGCAAACACTGTCCTCTGCGTATCGCCAATCAAAATCTGAATTAACTACCGCATCTCCTGATGCAATTGGTGATTCCGTTGATACACAAGGTCAAGCCGTTGAGTTACTTCATGAGGGTGCTTATAAAACCCCTGCGCCAGACATTGATTCAGCAGGTGAATTTGCGGAGTCCATGACGGCGGGTGAAAGATTAAAAATAGAACGCCCCCGTGTTTTATCTGCTTTGTCTGAAGCTACGGACATTCCACAGAGTCAAATTGACATAACATCTGGACTACCTGGACTTAAGAGATTAAGGATGGGTACTCTACGTGATGATTCACAAGTATTTAATTATCTAAGTGATCTCTATGGCAGGGATGGTGGAGATGTACGTACGGTGTCTATGGATTATGGAACTGAATTTTTGGTTCAGCACCCAGACAAAACTAATGGTCAATACGTACTTGCAGATGAATACGGGCCGAGTCTCAAGGACATATTAGACCTATCCAGACAGGTTGCTGTTACTACGGCAGAGGTAGGATCAACTTTAGTTGGACCCGGAAAAGGTTCGGTCGCTTTTACGGCACTCAAGGCTGGGATTGGTACGGCACTTGCCAATCTGGGCATAGATACAGTACTCGGAAACCCCGATGCGGACCAAGATACTCTTAGCCAAAATATAGGCAACGCACTGACTGAGGGCGGGAAAACAGCCCTAATAGATCTTGGCTTAGGAGTTGGCGTTAAGACTGGAGTTAGAGTACTAGGCAGGGGACAGTTGGGCGTAGATCAACAGGCTGACAAGTTAATGGAATCCAGAAAGCGTTTGGAAAAGAAATTTAATATGAAGTTTCCAGAAACCTTTGCTACCAGAAAAGGCACAATGGAGGCACTTGAGCAGCAAGAAGAGATTGTCTCAAGGTACTCCGATGGCTTCATGGCGGGGCTATCACGTAAAGCCGAACGCGCGCGTGACATTATTTACGATTTAAGTAAGCAACTTACTGAGCTTCCTACTAAGGACTTTGGTACTTTGTATCGTTCGTTTAGGACCAACCAAATTGCACGAACAGAACAGACTGTCCAAGAAATTGCACAGAATGACCAGTTAATCGGTAGGGCTTTAAACGAAGCTATAAATAGCCGTATTCAACGATTGGGATACTCTGGAGCTAATTCATCGAGCGAGACTGGAAACATTATACGTAACGCTTTTGAAGCCGCAAAGAAGGCAGCAAAGGATGAATCCGATAGGCGTTATACAGCTGTGTTCGATATGGCGGACAGTCTAGGGGTTACGCTGAACCCATCCGCTGTTAGTCAAAACATAGAAAATGTTGTTAATTCTTTGGATTTGCCAAAGGACATCAAAGGGGAAGTTCTAAACATATTTAAACCAAAGGGACTAAACAAGGTCAGTCGCCAGGCAGGTGCATTAGGGGAGCAAATAACGGAAGACCTACCAATTATATACGGAGCTGGAGGCGATATTGCCGCAGGTGGTCAGGTATCAGAGGCAGCCGTACAGAACCTGTCACTACGCCAACTAGATAGTTGGAGAAAAGAGGTAAGCGAGGTTATCGGTCGCCAAATGAAGCAAGGCAAGGACACGTCTCAACTCAAGAAAGTCCAGTCATCAATCGAGGGCATGGTTGACAGAGCTATGGCAACAGGTGGAGATGATTTGGTGCAAGCAGCCGCTGACGCTAAGTTGTTCTTTACGGAATCCGTAGTTCCATTTAGGGCAAAGGGAATAGCCGACCTGTCAACCAGGGGTAAGGCGCAGGAATACACATTAGGCAACCAGCAGGTTATCAACAAGTTTTTCAACGGACCAAGAGCAGTAGAAAACCTCAAGGAGCTTAAAAGAGTAATTGGCAAAGATGCTCCAGCTCTAGAAAACATGCGATCCGCTTATATACATAACCTGATGGACAAGGGTATGAGATATGACGGCAGCGTTGATTACTTGAAGTTACAACAAGTTGCTTTCGATAAGAATGTTGTTCGTGAATTATATGGCGAACGGGCGGTCAAGGGATTTGATGAACTTGATCAACTTATGAGGTTAAATAAAGGAACAGAGATAACCCAAGACATCATTGATGCCATGACCAGAGTGAGAACCCCTGCGGATATAAAGGCAATCCTTGATTTAACCAGTGAGCAAATTAGGAAAAATAATTATATAAAAAGAAATTCAGAAAAACTTATTGGAAAAATTAGGTCCGGAGAAGTATCTATGGAGGATCCAAGGGATTTGATTGGAGCAGTCAGGGGTCTAAATGCTGGCGAGGCCAGTGAGTTCATAAATTCACTTCCAAATACCGGTGGAATCCGACAGTCATTTGCGCAAGAATACTTAAATGATTTAATGACGATTGCTGGGCGTGGTTCATCAGCAAGTCAAAAAACCTCTCGGATGATGGGAGGCAAGGATATTTGGGATTATAAATTGATGGATCAGATCCTTCGTAACCCAAAACAAAGAGCTAACTACGAAGCGATTCTAGGGAAAAAGACACTTAAGGACCTCTCTGATCTAAATAACACCTTGAAGTCCTATTCAAGAAGGAAAGCACCTCAATCCAAACTGTTTGGTGTAATTCGGAAAGGTTCCGAGGGACAAGGAATTGTTTCCGGTACAATTTATGGATCATTTGATTATATTAAACTGAGGGTTCTTAGTGCTGCATTTTCTTCCGGGAGCTTAACTAAAGTTATATCCAAGGCAAGGAACGAGGAAGAACTTTTAGAGAAGTTACTTCCAACTATGTTAGGCACGACGCGCGGAGTTGAAGCCCTGACTTATGAGGCTGACAAAGATCCTAGATTCCAATCATTTCTTAACAATTACGTTAGTAGTAGCTACAAAAACTAAAGATACTGTAGATACCTTAATTCTAAGCTAGAATTACTTAAAGTAAAAGGGGCTGCCCCGGAATAACACGGAACAGCCCCCAAGGACTAAACAAAAGTGCGGACCATGAAAAAACCGCACTGCGCCTAGGATTACTCCTTCGGCTTACCTTGTATTTATACTATGAACCAACTAACACACGAACCATTTGTGTGGTAGAATAATTATAACATAGGTGTCCTATGTTTTCTGTCAAGAGGAATGCTCCAGCCTGTGGCAATTTGCACATAAAAGTTCGCACTTCTCTAGCTCCCCAATGAATTGCTTTCGAGTCCCTGTTCTTCTGAATAGCGTGATGTGCTTAACCTTTTCATATTCTGGCAGGTGATGGCAGTCGAACTGCGGAGCCTTGCCTTTGAATCCGCACTTGTTGCAGACATAGCCACCGAAAAAATCCTCAATGATTTTATGGTAACGAACTGTCCGCTTCTGGGATGGGGTCATATCAAATGAACTGCGAGTAATCCTCCATCTGCTGAGTGCCTTTGTTGAAGAGTATTCGGCCTTGAGTGTATCCCATGCCCTCTCTCTGCTTGGCTAGGGTCCAGCGGACGTAGTCAGTCCCCTGTTCCCTCTCTGATAGTGTCTGCCACAGGAAGATAATACTGTCAGCGTCCTGCTCCAAGGCTCCACTCTCACGGAGGTCGGACATGATGGGTGATCGGTCATCCCTTTCGGATTCACGGTTCACCTGCGCCAGTAACAGGACAGGTATATCTAAATCTTTGGCGAGTAGCTTTAACTCACGGCTGATCTCTGCGACCTGTTGCTCCCTAGATATGTTCTTGGACATGGGCTTTATCAACTGGCAGTAATCAATAATGATTCCATTTACGTTATGCTTCCTGTGCATACCTCTGGCAGTTGCTAGTATGTGGTCCAGTTTATATACGTTGTCACGGATCCAGCAGTTCCAACCCTTCACGGTTTCGGTAGTCTCCCGCAGTGTCTGCATCTTATCTTCTGGGGCTAGCCCGTCCTCAAACCTACGCATATGAAGTCCTGACTTGATGCTGAAGATGCGCTTCATTATCTGGTTAGCACCCATCTCAAGATTAAAGAGAAGCACACCGTTACCAGTCGTGCATACGTTCTTCAAGAAGTTCAGGGCGTAAGCTGTCTTGCCGCAACCTGGCCGTGAAGCTAGTACGCACAGCTGACCTGACCCGTAGCCGTTTCTATAAAGGACATCGTCAATGGATTGAATGCCAGTCCGCAGGTATCGAGAGTAATCTACTTTACCTGTAACATCCTTAAAT